GATGAACTATGGATCAACTGTCCCAGGATTCGATGCCTATAACAGTACTTTCGGAACCAATACGCTTAGTGCAGTTCCAAGTGGTATACAAAACTTCAGATTTAGAGCTGCTGGATCCGCATTAGATGCCGCAACATTGCAGAGGCTAACAGAACTTAATACTGAAGCCGAGTTAGCACTGAAAATGCCTCAACAGCAGAAAAAACAGGGTTTTGGAATCGGTGATATCGCATCACTAGGTTTAAAGGGGCTTTCGCTTGCTGGCGGCCTTGGAGCTTTTGGCGGTGGTGGTACTGATGTATTCGGGGGTTGGACAGACTTCGGTACAGGAAGTGGCCCAAACTATGTGTCAGATATAGGCAGGGTGATGTTCTAAAAATGACATTTAATTCAAATCCAGCAAAGTGGAAAGATGCGTTTGGAAGAGCAGCGCAATATCGTGCTGAAGCTACTGACTTTCAGCCAGTTATGCCAGGACGGAGTATTTTTGGAAACGATGTAACGGCACAATTATTTAAAGACCAAGAAACGAATTTCCTAGGCGCAACTAATCTCGCGAATAGCGCAATAACGAATTATGGGCATATTTCAGCCGCTGAACGCAGGAATCAAATGATTGAAGAGGCTATAGAGGAAGCCAGAGAAAGATCCTCAGGCGGCGGCGGCGGCTTCGGAGATATTGTTTCGGGTGCTCTTGGTGGAGCAAGTGCCGGTGCTAGCTTCGGGCCATGGGGAGCCGCCGCAGGGGCAGTACTTGGCGGAGTAAGTAGTGCTTTCGGTTAATGATTAGTTAGTGCATTATTAGCTAATTAAAAACAATTAGAATTACCGCATAGGATTATTGTGCGAAGTTTTGGTCATCCCAAGAGAAAGCTCTTTAGCTGTTAACGATCCAGTACTTCAGAGCCTGGGCTTAATGGGGGTAAAGGGCCGAAGGTTCGCGTTAGGCCCAGCCTTCGTGCAAAGTCTACGAAACACCGCCGCGAGTACCGCCAAGGTTGGCAGCAGAGTGGCACTGCCGCTAACAGCTGTTTTAGCTCTTGCGGATGCGGCGGGTGAATTATCCGACCCCAACGATCCAACGTCACGCAATCTGTCTGAAGCTGGTGGTCAGTTAGCAGGAAACGTTGCCGGCGGCTTATCGGGAGCAGGCCTTGCTCTCGCTCTAGGAACACTTTCGGGGCCATTCGCTCCTTTAGTTGTCCCCGCCGCCGCCGCCGCAGGTGCATGGTTAGGCGGTGGCCCCGGTAAAGACATCGCTGCCGGTGTACACGACTTCATTACTGGATATAAGCCAAAGACTGAGGATGATATAAAAAGGGAGAACTACATCAAGGATCAAGAAGCAATGGCCGCCGCTGCTCTTGCTAAGCGCAAGGGGATGTTGCCTGTATCTAGGGACGAGGCGTTAATGCTTTTCGAGGCTGATAAGAGGAGAGCAGAACTCGACTTGAGACTGAAGAACGACTACAACTACGCACAGACATTGAATGCACAGATGCTGCAGGGCCAACAGAGCGCAGCATTACAACAGCTTGCTCTTACCCAAGCATTGATGAGCTGATGACTTTCCCTGTTGCTGCAGCATATGCAGCGAACTTTCGTCCAGTACAACCAGTTCCAGGCTTTCCGCATGTCAAGAGCGATATAGCTACTCAGGTGCTGTCAAGGATCCCTGAGGTGAAGTTTGCGGCTGAGACCGATATGGCTCTAAGCGCATTGTCTCAAGGCGCAGAGAGCAACCGACTGGCTGCGACTCTCGAAAGTCTGAAGGATCGCGAGGAGGCTGCCAGAGTTTGGAGGGCTGAGCAAGATGCACTGCTATTTAAGAAGAAAGCATTATTGAATTTGGCGCAACTCGGTGGTGACACGACCATGCAGAGGGGTAATCCTTTGAAAAATATGATTGGTTTCGGGGAATTGCAAGATAGATCCGATCGCAATGTGAAAAACCGAATGGCGGGACAAAACGAAATCTTGGCTGCATTTTATGCTAATCAACCCCAAAAGCCTGTCACGAATACTCCTGGTATTGATTTGAACTCAGCGCTGGGATCAATTCAACAGCCTGCCGTGCAGCCTCTTAATACGACAACATCTATGCAGAAAGATAGAGAGCGCTGGGTGCTTGAGATAATGCAAGGCATGAAACCTCAAAAGCCGGCTCAATAGATCATTAGAATATTAAGAGGTAGCTAAAGAAAATGAGTCAAGGAAAATCTCTGCTTCAGCAATTTCAAGAATATTTAGTAGCTCAAAAAGGAGCTGGCAAGTCCCTTAGCGAAATTGCCAAAGATCCTGTCGTTCAAAAAGCGTACGAGGCGGCGATGGGGGATGTGAATAAAAGCTTAGATAAGCCTTACGTGTCTACCGCTCCTCAAAATATTGCGGATATGAGAGAGGCAGCGAATCTAGAGCTCGAGACTACAGCAGGGCGAAATCGAAACATGCGTGAGAATGCTGTAGCGCTGGAACCTCAATATGAAAACCGTAATGAACGCAGGATAAGACTGGAACGTGAAAGGCAGATGAGCGCGGCAAAAGCCTATAGGCACATGCATGATCCTCTTCTTAAGTTGGAGAGGGACATGCATGAATCACGAGCGCCGGAATTTGACAAGTGGTTGGAATATCAGAAGGGATTTGACAATCAAATGCATACGCAAAATATGATGAATAATATACTTAGAGGTGCTGCTGTACTCGGACTAACTCTTTCTTAACTCATGCCATCTTACGCAAATAATCACGGCACTGTTGCTGCCAATATGTACAATGCCGGCATCCAGAGTCTGGTTGACCTCGGCAATAAATACAGTGACAATGAATCAATCGGTGGTCTAGTCGCCGGTTCCCTCGCAGACTCGTTTAGGACGCAGGCTTCTACGGGCCAGGCACTTGCCTATAACGATGCTTTCCTTGGGAGCATGGCGAATTATCAAGGTGGGATGGAGAACCTGAAGACTGGTAATACGATGAAGTTAATGGCAGCGGAAGGGGAGATTGCTACGAACTTGATGGATACTCAAGGTGGCTGGCAAATAAAAGGAATAAAAGAAACTGGTAAAGAACAGCGGCTGGGAATGCAGACCAAGGGGCAACAAGATCGACTGGGAATCCAAACCACTGGAGCTCAGCAACGGTTAGGACTTGAGACAGCAGGCTCAGAAGAGCGCAAGAATATTTCTTCTCGCATGACGCAAGAGCTAAGAGCAAGAGCTGATGCTCGAGGCGCCGTGACCCGCGCAGGCTCCCGCTTCTACGGCTGATGATTCCTTTCGCGGGTGAGGGATTAGGATTAACAGTTCAGGATCTGCTTAAGGTCGTAGCAGATAATGCTGTGAATTATTGGAATGAATTAAATTCGGGTAAATTTAACCATACTCAATATGAGAATAAGGACTATATGGGAAACTATGCGGCTCCGTTTAATCCATTAGAAACGAAATGGAACTATCGGAATATGCACGAGACACTGCAAAAGGAAAGAGAGGCGGAACGACTGATTAACGAGGGGATGCATGAGCGTTGAGCTGTCAGGTCAAGTCCAGCGATTTCTATCAACGCTTGATCAAAGCCATCGAGAAGGATTTCTTAGCTATGCCGAGAACACGTACTCGGTATATGAAGTATGGCTATACGCATCGGTCCTTGGTTATCAAGGCAGTTTCACAGCATTAGGCCAATGGATGACGCAGCATTATCCGAAGCTCAATAGGCGTGAATTAATGCTGGCTGAGATCGTCAAGCTCGAGGCTGATATTGATTACTTACGACAACAGGTGCATGCTGACCTTGTCAAGCCTGAGGGCGCTGCTACACGTATTGCCCATTTGTCAAAAGAACTGCGCGGTCATGTTGTAGAGATCGACCGCATGACAAAAGGAGTAGATAGGCGTGGATTGATCCTGGCTGGTGCAGACAAGGTAATGCGTGAACTTCGACAGATCTTCAAGGGTAATGATGACGTTACTAATGCGTTGGATCTAGCGTATGAATCAGTGTGGACAATGTTGATAGATGAGCGCTAATCCTTTAGTCACCAAGGAGGAGGCTCAGCAGATGATCGAGGCGGCGCTGAGGCGTCATAACAGGAATGCAACTTTAATCTCTTGCGCTATTGGCTTCTCATTGCTGTTCTTTTATGCGAATGGACTCCTTCGAGTGATAGAAAAAATTTCACCGATCTAGTATTGATTGTTCCCTAGGGGGAATAGGGAAAACATTTAGATTAAAGGTATGCCTAAGACTTCCATAGCACTGGCACGTCGCCGTAGTGCTCAGCTTGCTGCACAGGCAATTAAGAAGCAGCCGGAAGTAGTTGAGATACCAGATTACGTTCATAAGGCAAGGGCGAACTTCGGTTACTTCTGCGAGCTAATGGGTAAGCCACCCGCTCGCCACATGAAGATTTGGCATAAGGCATTCCTAACCGGGCAAAGCAATGAGCACCTGCTGGATATTGCAGGACCCAATACATGTCTACTAAGTCCCCGAGGCAGTGCTAAGTCCACTGAGATCGGCTTATTAGTGGCGTGGCTGATTGGCAGGCATGCACAGGCTAAGAAGCTTCTAAGGACGCTGTATGTTTCGTACAACGTTGACGTAGCACGGAACAAAAGTGCTGCGATCAAAAACCTGATATGCAACAAGGATTTTCAGGAAATTTTTCCGACAGTTCGTTTATCAAAAGCCCGCACGAGCGATGAGCTGTGGTCGATTGACTTTGATTTCGCGGAGATCGACGTTCGTGGTGAGGATGCTTTTACTGTTGCCTGCGCAGGCCTAAAAGGCACGATCACGTCAAAGCGGAGTTCGCTGATCATCGTTGATGACGCGATCAAGAGCGCCGCAGCCATCGCTAACCCGGATATACGCAGGGAGATGGAGACCAACTGGAACAACGTGATCGTGCCAACCATGTTCCAAGGGGCACGAGCTATCGCCTTGGGCACGCGGTTTCATTTCGATGATTTATTTACGACTACCTTCTGCGAGCAAAGAGGCTGGAAGGTAATCGTCCAGGCAGCGTTGAGCTATGACGACGAGGGTAGGCCTAAGTCGTACTGGCCATCGATGTGGTCAGTGAAGTATCTGCTGAAACTGCAGAACGAGGATCGGGTCTCGTTCTCGTATCAGTATCTCAACCAACCAGTTAGGACGACAGAGCTGGGGATATCGCCTGAACTGTTCATCAAGGGAGAAGTTCCAGACGTCTATGACTTGGTCGGTGTTGGTATTGACCTGTCAGCAGGCATGAGTGAAAGGAATGATTGGACAGTATTTACTCTCGCTGGCCGTGTTGATGACAAGGTTTATATCATCGATTACAAGCGGATGCGATCGATGGGGAATATTGAAAAGGTTGAGGCTTTATGCGAGTTGTTATTGGAGTGGAACCTACTTTCCACCAATGAAGAAGGGCAATATTTTCAAACAAATTCGCCGGTTATTATCTGGCCGGAGATCGTCGCGTACCAGAAAAGTTTCGAGGGTGATCTAAAACGGATACTATTCAATGAGTGGCAGCTCTACAATTTAAGTATTAGTCCAGTTAAAGGATTCCGTGGCGACAAGTTGGCCCGCCTACGTGGGATCCTTGGACTCTTTCAAGGTAAAAAAATCATTTTCAACAAATACCGTGATTTCAGTTGCATGGTTGACGAGGTCATTAATTTCGGACATGCATCTCATGACGATTGTGCTGACTCTCTTAATATCGTTGTACAGGGGCTAATGAAACGCGGTGGAGCTCAGATTCAGTGGAACTAAAATAACCTTATGAGCAGTTATCAAGAGAGATTCCGTCACATTCTCGAAGCAGCGCGAAAGCGTGATGGCGGGACTGGAACTGACACGATGATCGTGAACAGTCACCTTGCGCAAATGAAGTTATTCATGCTGCGTCAGGGACTTGAGTTTTACCCATCGCAAGACACATTCGGCTTCCGAAAAGCATTTGTTGCTGGGCTGATCGAGGAAAACGAGATTGATTCCCGGCTAGAAGGGATCGTCGATGATTTCCTGATTGACGGCAAAGGTCTGTTTTACTTCAGGCCAGTTGATGATTCATATCGCTTGATGTGGTTCAGCAAGGAGAATTACAGGGCTTATTACGATGCGGCTGGCCTGCTTGATGAAGTAGAGCTGATTTATAGCTTCACTGTCCGTAGTGGCCTTGGCAGCTTGAATGTATCGGGCTCCACAGAAGGCTCGATGCGCTACGTGAAGTTGCAAGTTCGTAAAGATACGATCAAGGAAACTGTTACTAACGAGAAGCCATCGTTCGATCCTGGTATTAATAGCCTTGCCTATGCACCTAATAGGACGAGGACATTAACTAATAGCTTGGGATTCATCCCTGCTGTTGAGTCGTTTAACACGATGCGCTCCACGGGGATGGATGCCTCTGGTGATTTCGACTGGTTGGCCGAGCAGATCGTGGTTCATGACGATCTGGTCAAGAATATCCGCACGAATATCAATTTCTTTGCAAATCCAGTCCTTGTTTCCTCGAGACCTAAGCATGATCTAGTTGAGTCTGCAGACTCCGATGCGATTAGGCCGACAATTAGCTCGCAAGCAGGCTTTGCGTCCGCTACACGCTCTTCTACGCGGGTCTCACAGCCCTTCGGTGCTGGCCCTGGTGGCGGATTAAAGATTCCGCGCATTATTGCCAACATTGAGCCAACAGATCGCGCTGTTTTCCTTACTCCAGACGCTGTATCAGGTGATCAAAATCTATATGCCAGGCAATATCGAGAAGAGGTACGGACTGCATTGGGAGGTGTTGACGAACTAGGCATCTCTGCCGGAGCAACGGCCTATGAAATCAAGTCACTTTATGGACGAGCTGCTACTACGGCAAATCGTCGTTGTAAGGGTCTATTGACTTACGGGCTATGCAAGTTGTTGTCCTTAATTATCTACCATGAGGAGCAGATCTTCAGGAATTCCTTTGGTTCAGCCATAGGTCTATCTAAGCCTTTGCCTCCGATACAGGAGGAGTTTGCTAGTAACGAAGAGTTCCAAAAAGCTGTCGCGGACTTCGGGAAAGTAAACAATGAATACGAGTCTGCGTTAGAACAATCGATCAGAGAAGCTATTCAAGGACAGCAGTTACCGCCTAGTGTTGTTGGATTAATTCCTGATGGAAACCGTAAGGTTGAGTGGAGATGGAAGGGACCAGTCTTTGAAGATTCAACAGAGGATATACTAAATGCAAGTATTGTTGTACGAAATCTGCAAGAGCTCGGTGTAAATAGCATCGAAGCCTTGCGGTATCTCTTCCCAGATAAGACTGACGAAGAGAGAAGCGCAATGCTATCGGGCTATCCATTCAGGATGGCTCAAGCAACACAACAGAGTATTGGTACATTCTTGTCGCTCATTGAAAATATGCGGCAAGTTCCCCACCCTCAGGCGCCAGATCTTCCGATGCTGGCCGATCCACAGCTCGACTTAACTCCATACCTATATCGAGCCCTTGATTTCTTAAAACGAGAACTAACTTATGCAGGACAATACAGTGACAGTGCAGGCACCGCTGACCCAGCAACCCTCGATCCAATCGAGCGCGCCCGCGCCAACAATGGCCTACCAGCAAGCGCCGGCCCAGAGCGTCCAACCTTCGTACCAGACGGCTACGGTGCCACAGCAGGTGGAGCAGCCGACAGCGGTGGTGCCCCAGGCTTACCAGCAGGCACCAGTGGCGGCACCGGAGCCTCAGGCAAACCCATGGCAGGAGGCATTCCAACGACTGTCAGAAAGTCTGAGCACGAGGCAGACCTCCCAACCCCAGGCGCCCTCCTCGGCTCCGACCCAATATCAGGCGCATCCGGAGTCCTACCAATCGCAGGCGGCCAGTTACCAGGCAGCACCATCCGTTACGGGGATGCAGACCTATCTGCCCCAAGCAACGCAGGCCTATACCCAGGCGACACCCCAACAGGTGCCAAGCTTGAGCAGCGCTCCAAGCGCGAACGTGAGCGACGAGTATCTAAGCAACGTAAGCCCAGAAAGTCTTGAAGTCCTCAACCACTTTGGCGCTGAGGCCCCTGCGCTTCTGAATCGCTACAGCTGTGTAGTCGAAGACGCTCTATTGGCTCAGGCTCAGCAAACCTCCGAGACTCTTCAGCATATCGAGAAGGTCACCGCTGATCTTGAAGGTGCGAAAGGCGTTATTGGCGCCGCCGCAGAAGATAATGCGGCGTATCACACGATGCTCACAAATCCCAACCTGCTTTCTGAGTATGTGACTGATTTCTTCGGTCCTCAGGGTCCATATCCGACCGAGACAGCGCAAGATCGCCTGGCAGCAGAGATTTCAGCTAACGAAAGGCAGTTCCAAGCCCCTCCAACCGTGTTCGAGCGGCCCAAGATGGAGATGCCTGCCCCTGGCGTGCAGTCAAATGCTGGCAGTGACGACTTCTGGTCGCAGTTCTCCAACATGAGCGACAAGAATCCAGCTGCTGCTTGGCAGATCCTCTCTCAGGCAACTCCTGACGCTCTTCGTAGCAAGGTGTTGGTTTCCGAGTCTTAAGCTAGGAGGATGATTCATGCTGTCATTACGACTTTTTCAATTGGTATTGACGGCATCTAAGGATCGATCACTAGTTCATTGCTATATGGGAACACCGACGTCAATGGTGTCTGTGTTCCTATTTGTAATGTTGACTAGTCCTTGTAACTTTGATGTTTAGGTAATTATTATGATGGTTCCACCAGAATATGGTGTACCGACCGGGAATGCTAACGCAAGTGAACTGAATGTTGCCACCAATGCTGCTCCAGCACAGGTGAATACAGCTATTCAGCAGCAGGCCGGTCGAGGCGCAGTTTACAGCGAAATAAGTGCTAATCAGGCACAAGCAGCAATTGCCAATGCAACAAAGGCAGGACAGAATAGTGAAGATACACGTTCAAATAAAGCCGCCGCTTTATTGACTGGTTATGTTGCCAATATGCAGAAGCTAGCGAAGGTAACTGAAGGCAAGCAACATATTGCCGCTTTGGCTAATCGGTACGCGCAACCTGGAGATGGTGTGGAGGATATAAGTGCTGCCATTAGTCAGGGACTGGGTCTCGGTAGTAGAAAACCAGTAGCATAACAATAATTGCATTATCTTAATGCGCCTAGCTGGCAGTCAGGACGTTTACGATGCTCTGACGAATCAGCCTAGTGATCAGGCAGTTGAAGATTATGTAGAGGTATTTGAGTTACTCAAGTCAAAGGGTCTTGGGGATGCAGCTGCTGAATATCACGCCACTGAAATGATCGAGGGCCGCGAACCAATGGCTACATTGACGCCAAGGTTTGCAGGTGTTTATGTCAGGGATGAACGAGGAATTCGTTACGGAGTGGAGAGTCAACCCCAAGGCCTTGAAATTAGCGATAACTCTGATTGAAGAGTTCGAGGGGATCGAAGAAGAGGCGTATCTTAATCCTATTAGCGTGCCAACGATTTGCACTGGGTTGACCAAGTATCCCAGTGGAATGCCTGTCCGCATGGGAGATGTCTGCTCATTGGATGTATGCCGTGGTCATCTCTCGTCTGTATTAATTCATCAGTTCTTTCCCAAGCTCAGGTTGATTCCTGGATGGGATCGCTTGGGGTCATCAAGGCAAGCAGTCTTGTGCAGTTTTGCTTGGAATATGGGTGTGAAATTTTATGGACTTGAAGGTTATGAGGCGATATCGCGAGTATTGAGGGACGGTGTTACACGTCCAGAAGCATACGAAGAGATGTCTCAGGTCTTGAGTCTTTACGTTAACTCTGACAATAAGAGACTTGAGGGCTTGGTAAAACGGCGTCGCAAGGAAGGGGATGTCTGGGATTCAGAGAGTGATGGAGTGATGCTGTTCACTGCAAATACAAAAACATATCTCAAGAAAGCGACGATAGATAGCAGATACCTTTCGGATGAAGGCAAGCAGATGATTGAAAAAGGGAGGACAATTGAGACCGCCCGCTTTGAAGAGATCCCAAGAGGTAGCTGCGCCTGGGTCACGCTGAGGGGAACTGGAGAGCGCTGGGCAATAGATCTGCCTCACTGGAATCAAGAGATCCAGGTGCAGACTGAGAATTCGAATGAGTCAATCGACTGGTCTAACTTTTCGTCTCGAGCAGGAGATTTCATTACTGTCGGAGAGGTCCTTCAGTACGACGCACGCCGGATACCTCATCCTGGTAGCCAATTAGAGGATGCTCTACGGGTTTTATGCCAGGAATTCGACGAGATCCGCAAGGCCTGGGGAGGTGCGATTGGCGTGACTAGTGGGTATCGACCTGAGCCGTACAACACTGAGATCGGAGGAATGAAGGACTCGTATCACGTTCAAGGCATGGCACTAGATATTTATCCTTGCGATGATCAGTTAAACGACTTCCACAACTGGCTAATCCAGCGCTGGAGCGGTGGCTTTGGCGATGGTCGGGGCAAGGGATTTATTCATATCGATATTCGTAATAGCGGCAGATTCTTCTCCCGAGCAGGTGTGAGGCCTACCGCTAGTTGGCGCTATTAGACAACTTTGATAGCCATCGCGCCGATATTGAACTGAACAGTATCTCCAGCCACGACATCAACACTGACAGTGAGTGCTCCAGAGGCAAGGAAATTGCCACTGGTCGCTGCGTCCCAGATACCGAAATGAGTAATAGTGGCGCCACCTGCAGCACTGGCAGTCATTTGGACAGCAGCGGTATTTGTGATTTCAAAGCCACCACCAGAGGCGGCTCCAATCGTACCGAGATCTCCGTGTGCCACAGAGGTGCGAGTGGATGAGCCAATGATCGTGCTGGTTTCATCATTTGATGTCCCTGCTGTTCCTGGATCGCCTGAGTGCAGAGATACGTAGGTAGTTGTTAGCTGGGCGGGAAACGCCGAGTTCTTAAACCAACTAAGAATTTCAGTTGCGAAATACTGTGAAAATGCCATGCCGCGTGTTGTTCGTCTCTTTTATTTTGGCAACTCCAGGCAATGGAATCTTGCTGGTGTTTAATATCCGCCTCAATAAGGAGACGTTACTGTCAGTGTACCCGTATTAGCATTTGTACCCGTCGCAGATCCGCTAATTCTCCATGTAGCCTTAATCCGTCCATAGGGGCTCATGGTCATTACGATGGACCCTCTGAATGGGGCAAGAGTTAGTAGTGGACTGGCGGTTCCATCAGCTTTACCGTTTAGTTCCTTGATTGTACTTGGAACAGGTATTAAGCCATAAACAGGAGCAGTGAGAGGGATCTCGCCATCAAACTTAGCCATGGCGAGTCTGCCGTATGGCGACATTTCTCCGTCTGCTTTACCAGTAAGCTCCTTGTAAAACAGTACATTTAGAGTGACACTATATTGGGTTTTCCTCCACGAATTACAGCTGACTGTGTAGTAGTAGGTGCCGGGATCCAAGAGCTGAAGGAACTCTTTCTCCTCTGTATTGATCACCTCGTTGCGATAGGCATATCCGTCTACTGTCAGAGGTCGCGGCGTGAGATCCTCGTTGAGGATGCCAACCGATATATTCTTGTCGTGATATTTTGAGATGTTATTTTTTATAATCTGAATATCTGACTTGCCAGTCGTTTTTACTTTGAAGAAAAGAGTGTTAGTGCCTACTTCGCCACCTATGTCACCTTTAACTAGAAGAAAAAGATTGTCTACGGTGCCGAGATCCCTAGCTGTTAACGGTGAATTCCACGTAACATGCTGAGGTCTAAGGAAAGAAGGCGAGGTCTTATCACTGCCTCCGTATCCTCCCCTGATCTTTGAGATACTTTCCGATTGGGTCGGAGTCTGATAGCGAGTCATTAGTCTTCGTAAACCCGACACTCGTCGGCATCGGGATTGTCTCTGCAGTATTCCAAGAACTTACGCCTGATGTCTGAGATATGGGTAAGATCTGAATTGTTGTAAAGGAGTTCGTCTTTATACAATTCGGAAATACTTCGATTGGGCTGAAGAAGGATAGTCATGTAATGACCAGTTAGCTCAATGTTAGATGAATACTGAGAGTCGTAGTGCTAACAGTGAAAAAGACCTTATTGATATTCATACGTTAATTCCTTATTTACAGATTATGAGGCTTAAGTTTCTTGATCATGCTGGGATGTACTGAAGCCCTGATTTTCGGGAGCAGGATCTCTACAGCTTCCTTACCAAGCGACAATTCAATCGGTCCTAACTGATTGTGATGAGTCCGTGCAGGGATACCAAAGTCATTGAACCAGCTCTCTAGGTTCATGTATTCCTGTTCTGTATAGCGACCTTTAATTTGGCCTCGCATCCAGAGACGTTTTTCGCGACCGCCTGGATATTTGCATTTTGAAAGTCGTCCTTGGTCAATCCAGAGAGCAACGATGCCATCAAGTCCAGCAATGTCGAGAACTTCGCGAGAGATGGTGCGCTTATCCCTAGGGCAGAGCAGCTCGTAAGCGCGCCACAAGTCACCACCTCTCAGCCTGATCCGTTCATTGTCGTAGTAGCCATCTGACTCAAGACGATCTCTGACGCCCTTAATTGGTCCGTCGTGGAGGTGATGCAGCGTCCATAGTTGGTGTCCCAGGTAGTTGCGATCAACCTCAGATCGTGTGATCTCAAAGACCGGCGTTTTCGCCCTGCCTTTCAGTGTCAGCTTTCCTTTCCCCAAGCAGTAGCTCAGTACGCGCGCTATGAATTGAGCTTGCATCCCATTGCTCTCCAGTGAAAAGATGTAGACGTGTTTTTGGTGCGTAGTCGATTAATGCCTTTTGGATCTTGGCGGTGTCTTCGATGCTGAAGATCAACTTGGGCTTGATCTGATCATTTTCGATTTGACAGTAAGCACTAGTAAGCATTTGGAGCCAGTTGGCCATCAACTGCGCTTCGCTGTGTGAACCACCTACGCGATTAAGGCTTGATGAACCGTCCTCATTGATACGTGCTCCCTCTGCCCAGCACCATGCCGCTGCTTGCGCTCCAAGAAGGTCCAGCGTTGTCTGAGTTATCTGGCGCTCTCCTGAAGGGTAGAGGAGGTTGTAGATAGGCCGCAGCTTTGAGTTTGAGACACGAAAACGTAAGACTGTTGTCGTCTTACCGTTCGATCTCGGCTGTGTTTTGTAGGGAGTAATTTTTGCTTTTGTTGGGATAAATTGGCGAAATTCATTGATCTTTTCATCCAGATAAGCAGACTCAGCAACGCCGGCAGTAATGGTTAATTGGATATAACCCCCACCAGGAGCGCGATATGGAAGAAGGCTCCCATCGACTAATAAAAGTGCGAGCAGTCCACGTACATCAACCGCCTCCAATTGTTTCTCCCTATAGAACTTCTATATAGTAGTAATAAGCACGCAATCAGCGTGTGATTTGTTCCCTATACGCTTAGGAGTTTTACGATCCAATGTGGATTGATAATGACTTTCCAAAGCTTCTAGGAGCAGAGCTCTATCGTCCCCATCCCGGTTATATCATCGAGATGGCCGTAGCGACATCTGCGGCTTTACTGAGTAATCAGTAAATGTGCAGAGGGTGAATTCAGGGAACCCCCCTTTTCACGTATCAGAACCTTGACAAGGAAAGCTGGCGATAGTCAGCAGAATCATTTACTTATCGCGACAGAGGCGTCTGTTGCGAAGGGGGAATCTTGAGCCAAGTCATTCAGGAATGAATGAAAGGTGCAACGACTAGGGAAAGTAATCCAGAACGGAAGAAATCCCCACGAGCGCCCTCCAACTTATTCATTAAGTTGATGAAATAGTCTGAACTGCAGCAATAGCAAAGCTGTAGAACCAAAGGATAAAGAGCCTTTGGGATAACACATTGAGAGCCCGTGGTTGTTCACGACTTCAATGGAGTCCTTTAAACGAAAGTTTATTGAAAAACTGGGTGAATTGCTGGAAAGCCGGACCTGAGAAGGAGGCCAATCAGCAGGCAAGCCAACCTACAAGTTGGAAGCTTCAACGACTAGATCCCGACAGGAAACTGAGTAATGGATCCAAGAGCGCCCAGCCCCTATTTACAGGGTGAAGATATAGTCTGATCACAGCCGTCCTTAAGGCTGTGGGTGCGGATAAAGAGCCACACCATTAAACACTTGCGCAAAACAACCCGGCCAAACTGTTCAGTTAGACCGTTATCGTTTCTGGGGTAATCCTGGAACGAAGAGCTCACGAGAGCGCACGGCTGACCAAACACTTGGTACTGCTTCTAGTCGCAATATTGTCAAGGATAAGGTCCTTGTCACACTTAAAGAATATACAGGTCCTGCAGACCCTACCGATACAACGGCGCCTTCAACTTTCAAGGTTGCCCGGGAGACTTTGCTGACGGCTCAGAGGCTACTTTTAGACACTGGAAACTTAAATGTTTTCCATCAGTCAATTGGTAGCTTGACTCTTCTCGATGATTATCGTCGTTGGAGAGATCGCGTATTTGCTGACGAACTATTCAAGGCAGACGCAAATGGTGAAGCTAGCGAGAGCCAAGGTGGTTATTACTTCCCCCTCGGCAAAGATCGCACCGCTTCTACCGTTGCTGCTTATGCCTCTGGTGAATCAGCCAAGTTCGACGTAAAAACCGACTTGCTGCAAGTTGTAAAAGACATGCGCAAGCGCAACGTTCCTACGTTCGCTGACGGTTACTACCGCTGCATTGCCGACCCTACGGCAATGATGCATATGCGTAAATTTTGCGCCCTGGCTAAGTAATTAGCTAGTGAACACAGGGTGAATTGCTGGGACCCCACCTAATTAGGGGAATCAGCAGCCAAGCTCTCACACCAGAGAGAAGGTTCAACGACTAGAAACTGAGAGGCAACTCAATAATGTTTCCACGAGCGCCCTGCATCCCATGCGGATGAAGATA